ATAGGTAACAAAGGTTCTGCCCTAGCAGTCAGTTTAGCAGATGGAACTACAACTGGAGAATATAAAATTTTTACAAACAAAGGCGCAGGAGCTATGACTGTTACTCCTACTAATTTTGCACAAGGTTCAACATTTGCATTAGCACAAAATGATGGTTGCACTTGTATATGGGATGGAAGTAACTGGTTCTTAGTTGGAAACCAAGGTGAAGTAACAGTAGCATAAGGAATAGAAAATGACAGCAATAATTACAGATGTTCTTAAAAAACAATTATTACTTAATGTATTTAATGAGATCTCAAATAATACTCATAAATATTTTTTAGGAATTGGTAGGTCTGAACAGTGGAATGCATCAGAAACTGTGCCAACACCCACTGATGCTCCAAAAACTATAAGAGATACTAGGTCAGCATTACAATCAATTAAGAGCGCTTCTGATGTATCATTTGTCATACCGAGATACAACTGGTCATCAGGTGCAATATATCAAGCTTATGATGATACTTTTACAAAAATACCTGACACTAACAGTTACTACGTATTAACAGAGGATAATCAAGTTTATATATGTCTTCAGCAAGGTAAGAACGCGTCAGGTACGGCAAACACATCTACAGTAAAACCAACTGGCACCGCCACAAAACCGTTCAAAACTGCAGACGGATACGTATGGAAATTTTTATACAGTTTAAGCGCTGCAAGAGCAAGTAAGTTTTTATCATCGAACTTTGTTCCTGTTGAAAAAGTATTAGACTCTTCTGAACTTGGAAGAACATTAACAACAATCGAAACTCAACAAGCAACAATTCAAGATGCATGTTCTCCTGGGCAGGTTTTAGGAGTGGCTGTGATAAATGGTGGAACTGGATATACATCTACACCTACTGTTACGATACAAGGTGATGGCACAGGAGCCGCAGCAACAGCAACCATAAGCGGTGGTGCAGTAGTAAAGATTGAGATGGATTCAAGCACAGATAGTACCATGACTATGGGTCATGGATATAATTTTGTTGGTGCTGTAATCTCAGGCGGAGGTGGTAGTGGTGCAACTGCTAGAGCAATATTAGGACCTGATAGTGGATTAGGAAATGATCCAAGAGATGAATTAAAATCAACGTCATTAATGTTTAATACAAAGCCAAATGGAACCGAAGGCGGTGATTTTATAATCGATCAAGATTTTAGGCAAGTTGTGTTGATGAGAAACCCAACAGACTCTGCCGATTCTGCATACTCAGGCGCCAGTGGTAAAGTATTACAATTTTTACAAACAACAAATGCAACGCAGGCTGCAAGTTTTGCTGTTGATACGGTCATAACAGGCACAACTTCAACGGCAAAGGCGGTGGTAGATGAGATTGACAGTGACAAAATATTATTTCATCAAAATGATTCTACAGGCTTCTTGCCTTTTGCGGAAGGAGAGGCGTTAACTGGTGGCGGCGGTGCAGCAACACTAGAAGCAGCAGGTGTCGATGCCGACAGTAATGCATTTGGCGTCAGTACGATTAAAAAGACTAGCGGAGAGATACTATATATAGAAAATAGAGCACCGGTTGTAAGATCTTCTAATCAAACTGAAGATATTAAAGTGGTAATCACATTATAAGGTATTAAAGATGGCAACTACACTAACTAACACTACGTTTTTAACCACATACAAAGATGATTTTCGTGACAGTGACGGTTATCATAAAATTTTATTTAACTCTGGTAAAGCACTACAAGCTAGAGAATTAACACAGATACAAACTTTCTTACAAACACAAATACAAAGATTTGGAGACAACATATTCAAAGAAGGTGCAGTTGTAAAACCAGGTGGCGCTAATCTTAATCAAAAATACGAGTTTATAAAATTAGACACCACAACTAATGATCTTCCTACTGACACATCAATATTACTAAATGCTACCTTTCAAGGTGCTACATCGAGCGTACAATTTAAAGTTTTAGAGGTGGTTGCTGCAACAGGATCAGATCCTGCTACTCTTTATGTACAGTATATTAGCACTCCATCAGGTGCTGCAGGAGCAGCCACAGTAAGAATTACAGCAGGTGAAAATTTAACAGGATCAGGTACTGCTTCAGGAACTACACTAACGGCTCAAACAATAAACACTACAGCAAATCCTGCAGTAGGAGTTGGAATACTTGCTACTTTAAAATCTGGTGTATACTATGCAAGAGGACACTTTGTCTTTACTGAAGATCAATCTAAAATAGTATCAAAATATTCAGATAATCTCAATGCAGATTTAGGATTTAAAGTTGTTGAAGATATCGTTACAACTGATGACGATAACGATTTATTTGATAATCAAGGTGCCGTCCCAGATATATCTGCACCTGGTGCAGACAGATATAGAATACAGCTAACAATAGCTTTAAAAACAGACATTGCGACAGACGAAAATTTTGTACAAGTTGCTACGATTAAAAAAGGTGTCATATTCAATGCTGTTGATACTAACGACGCATATAACATACCTAGTCAACTCATAGCTACAAGAATATTTGAAAACTCAGGTGATTATATTGTTAAGCCTTTTACAACAAGATTTGAACTTGATTCAGAAAGCACACACTTATTATTAGAGACCAGTCCCGGCATAGCAGTCGTTGATGGTTACAGATCAGCAAGAAGTTTTCCAACTACGTTAAGAATTCAAAAACCAGCTACTACTACAACTTTAAATAACGATACTATCGGCCTTGATTTTGGTAACTATGTTATAGTTAATCCTAATGTTGATTCTTCAGTTGCAGGTTTACCTAACATCGACACATTCGAAGAGTTTACTTTAAAAGATAGCGCAGTATTTTCTGCAGGTACTACATTAGGTACGACTCGAGTAAAAGCGATCGCAGAAGACGGCATAAATTTAAGATACTACTTGTTTGACACGAAAATGAATAGCGGTAAAGCTTTTCGAAACGTTAAAAGTATAGGAACCAGTTCCACTAATTATTTCCTACCTTCGCTAGAAAACAATAAGGCAGTTTTAAAAGAAGCTGGAAATAATACTTCTATATTTCCTTTACCAAGAAATAGACCTCAGTCTTTAGCTGATTTATCATTTACCGTACAAAGAAGATTTACTGCAACTGCAAACGGAGCCGGACAAGCAACATTAACTGGTTTGACTGGTGAGACATATGTCAATCAAGGTGACTGGATTATTGGAACAGACAGTGATATATTTCAGCCAAGTACCCTAACAGGAAGCGCTACAATTACGTTAAGTGGTGGAGGTACTGGTGCCACCATTACTGGATTACCTCCTAGTGCGGCAGTTGAAGTATTAGCGTATGTGAATAAGTCAAATCCAACAATTAAAACTAAAACTTTAACCACAAGATCTGATACTATCACTATAGATTCAGATGGTAATGGCCAAAAGTTTTTACCTTTATATAAAGCCGACATATACGAAGTAGACGAGATATTAAAAGCAGGTGATAGTACTACAAATTTAAGTCATGTCTTTGAATTAGATAATGGCCAAAGAGATAATCATTATGCTTTAGGAAAATTAAACGTGGCAGGAGGTCAATCTGCACCTAATTCTAACGTGTTTGTTAAATACAAATATTTTGAGCATGGAATATCAGGCGACCTCTTTGGAGTTAATTCATACACAGGTCAAGTTGCATATAATAAAATTCCAACTTTTAGAAGAGGTAATGGAAAGACTGTTAATTTAAGAGATTTTGTAGACTTTAGATCAGTCATGGATTCTGCTGGATCTTTTGCTGATGCAACAAAAGGCGCTAGAGTAATTGAAGTGCCTCAACCTCAGTCATTAGTAACATCAGACATCACTTACTTTTTAGGTAGAGCTGGCAAATTAGTGATTGACAGAAATGGCATAATACGATACGTTCAAGGCACACCAAGCTTTAAGCCTAAACCACCAATAAAGCCAGATCAAACGCTAGCACTATATGATATTTTTATGAATGCTAATACTGATAATGACTCAGACGTTACTGTTAATAAAGTTGAACACAAAAGACATACAATGAAAGACATATCTGTTTTAGAAAAAAGAATAGATAATCTTGAAAATCTTACGTCTTTAAATTTATTAGAGCTTGATACAAAACATTTACAAGTATTAGATTCATCTGGAACAGATAGAACAAAAACTGGTTTTTTTGTGGACAATTTTACAGATCATTCAAGATCAAGTATTGTAATAGGAGAATATAGAGCCTCACTTGATCCTTTAGATCATTGTATAAGACCTCTGTTTAAAGAGGATAATGTAAGATTAATATATGATTCAGCCGCATCGACTAACACTATAAAAAAAGGTGATAATATTTACATGTCATTCGATGAGGCATTATACATCAATCAACCAGACGCTAGCAAAGCGATCGCTATAAATCCTTTTGCTGTAGTTGACTATGAAGGTGTAGTTACATTGTCACCAGCTTCAGATGAGTGGAGAGAAGTTGACATAAGATCAACTAAAACTATCCCTGGAGGAACTAGATTATCAACTCATCAAGCTTTTAACTGGAATAATTGGTCATGGAGTTGGGGAGGAGTGCCTTTAGAAAATTTAAATATTGGTTCTCAAACTAACTTAAAAAATAACATGGTAAACAGAATTGTAAGCTCTGAAACAGTACTAGATCTTGTAGAAGATCGTGTAATTCAAACAGCATTTTTACCATTTATGAGATCACGAAAGGTTTTCTTTAGAGCACAAGGATTAAGACCTAACACACGAATGTTTGCTTTCTTAGATGGCAATCTTCTTGATAACATGTTTAAAGAAGAGCCATTTACGTTTTATGGAGCAACGACTGTAGATTTTGGTAACACTTTAAAAAATGTGACTTCTCATCCTGATACTCCTGGCAATTTAGTTACTGACGCTAATGGCACCGTTGAAGGTTCATTTATTGTACCAAACAACGCAACACTAAGAATAAGAACCGGCGCTAAGGAATTTAAGATAATGGACATAAGCTCTGATAATGAAGCAGGAGCGGCAAGCATTGCTAAAGCAATATATACCGCAACTGGTTACTTAGATACTAAAGAGCAAACATTTGCAACTACAAGAGTATTAAACGTACAAGGATTTGCTGTTCAAACTTATAGAGATTATGGTGGTGATGATGGCGGCGATGGCGGAGACCATGGTCCAGGTACAGAGATTGATGCAGACAATAATCATGGAAATAATACATTTGATAATGATCACAGTAATAACGATATATCACAAGACGTTGAAGCAGGTACTAACGCTTCAGCAGGAATTGACGAAGCTCCGGGTGATAACTCATATAGCACATAAATTTATTAGGAGAAACATAATATGGCAGTAACGAGTACAGGGTATCAATTAAATAAGCAACCCATAGCACAGTCTTTTTATGTTGATGAAACGAATGGAATATACGTAACAAAAGTTGATTTATTTTTTGCACAAAGAGATAGTGCCTTACCTGTTCAGATACAATTAAGACCAATGGTAAATGGGTTTCCTTCTGCATCTCAAATAATACCGGGATCGATTGTAGTAAAAAATGGTGGTGATGTTGTTGAAGACACGTCTGGTCCAACATTTAATGCTACAACTTTTGAATTTGCCGAGCCTATTTACTTAAAAGGTAGAGAAGACTACGCACTGGTCGTCGTGGCTGATTCAAAGCTTTATCAAATCTACATAGCAGAAATAAATGAATTTGTTAAAGATTCTACAGAAAAAAGAATCAATAAACAACCTACATTAGGAAGTCTGTTTTATTCACAAAATGGAGCTACATTTACTGCGGCACAAAATCAAGATTTAGCTTTCAATATATATCAAGCAAAGTTTAAAACACAGAATGCTACAGCTATACTTCATAATGCCTCTTTACCATTACAACTACTTGATGAAAATCCAATCACAACAAAAGCTTCCAGTGCAGAGATACAAGTAAGACACATTAATAGTGGCTTTCAGGTAGGAAATGTTGTGAAAATTAGTGGTTGTGATTCCGGTGTTGGAGGATTATCAGCAGCATCAATAAATGGTGACAGAACTATAACAAAAGTTGACTGGACCGGATATACATTTGACGCAGCGTCTTCAGCTACAGATAGTGCCGTGGCGGGAGGTTCTTTAGTCAAAGCTACAAAAAATATACCTTTTAGTTTGGTATATCCTCACACTGCAACACTGCAGCCGAAAGAAACGTTTTTAACTGGAGGAATTAAAGCAACCACTGCAAGATCTTATGCAGGAAGCGAAACATCATTTCAAAAACAAACGTCTTTTAGTGATGTCAAGTTAAATGAAAATAATACAGCTTTAAATAGATTTTTAGTTGCATATGATAGCGCTGAAGTTTCTGAGCTAGGTTCAGGTGTGAAATCACTGGACTTTTCTTTTAAAATGGCGACGGCAGATTCAAATGTATCACCTATGATAGACTTGCAACGTACTTCTGTTTCTCTTGTAGATAATATGATCGATAAACAAACATCTTCTCCAGCCACAGGATTTAACGTTCCTCTTAATATTGTCGACGAAACCGAAGCAAGTGGTGGCAGTCATGCGTCTAGGCATTTTACTAGAGTTGTGCAGTTAGCGAATGACGCTGTTGGACTTAGAGTTTTATTAACAGCAAATCGTCCTAGCGAAACAGACTTTCAAGTTTATTTTAGAACTGGTACTTCAGACGAAAACATTGAGGAAAATGCATTTACACTAGCAACTCAAGAAAATACAATTACCAGTGATGAGAATCCGGTGATATACAGAGAATACACTTACTTAATAGGTGGTCAAGGTGGAAGCTTACCAGCTTTTACAAAGTTTCAGTTTAAGATCGTAATGAGAAGCACCAATCAAGCGCGTGTTCCAAGAATTAAAGATATGAGAGTGATTGCGTTAAGTGTATAGTAAAGTAAAAGACCAGCCGGGATATGGAAGAGACGATAATTCTGGAGCAATAGTAAATTTAAATGATAGTGAGATTAGTGCAGCACGAAAACGTAAAGCATTATGGCGACAACAGAATGAAGATATAAATAACCTTAAGAGCGAGGTAAGTGATATAAAAAGTATGTTAACTAAAATTATAGAGAAACTCGATGGCTAAAACAATAATAAATTTAACTGATCCAGTCAGTACGCTTGTTACAAAAACTAACACAGTATCATCGCACCTAGGTGATATATCTCAACTTAACGTTGGTGCGTCATTTGATTCTGATATA